AGCTGAAAAAGCAGCAGCACAAGCACCGGACAAAGACAAGTTAATAAAGTCCATTAATGAAATGACTTTTGTCGATAGCGAATTTAAGACATCAGAAGCAGAAGTGGTTTACAATGTAATCAATCAGAAGTTTGAATCATTCAAAGATTGGGCAATTAAGCAAACTTGTTCATTGTAGATTGGCTAGCTATGAAAAAAGATTCATTCGATAAACTAATAGATTTTTCCTACACTGGAGGCTTCTTGTTTAAGCCTGAGAATCAAAGCGCCTTTGATCTTTGCGATCAGTTAGGGATTGGGGAACATGTCTTATTTGAGCTTAAAACGCCTAGAGATATAAAGTTTCATCAATGCTATTTCGTTTTGATTAATTTTATATGGGGTTATCTTCCTGTGAAGTTTCAGGAGTCAGTACCAAAATATAAATTCTATCACTTCCTTAAACATTTAAAAGGTGAATATGAGGTTGTATTTGAATTTAAAGACGGGACTAAAATGGTCGAATATGAATCTATAGCTTTCGGGCGTATGTCTCAGGAAACATTTGAAAACTATATCCGTGAACAATTACCTTGGATTTATGAAAATGTAATCGGAAAGTTTTATAAAGATGAAATTTACGATGGAATTATTGATACTATTGAAAAGGAATTTAAGAAATTTTTAAGCAAACTATAATGGAAAAATGGGAACTACACATGAAAGGGATGAACTCAGTAATTCCTTATACAAAAGAAACTTTCAATCAACTGACTGAATTCTGCAAAGAAATGATCGAACAAGGTACTGATAATCTATACGAGATAAAGTACTATCCAGAGAAGGGAGAAGTTGAAACTAACGAGATTCTTGATTACTTTGGTAGTTAATAACTATTCTAGTAATTATTATTTAATTTGATTCTAAATAAAGTTATTAACATGAAGAAAGTTCAGATAATTGAAATGAAAGAACATGAACACGGCCTTATCGGGATGGGTGATATATCATATACCTATACCGTAATTGACCGTAAACATGAGCTGATAATAAGGTTATTGCTTTTAGATAAGGAATTGATATACACAGGCGACGAAGCAAAAAATATATACCACAGGGTAATTGGCGATTCTGATACGAGCACAATTAATTTAATAAAGAGACTTGCAAGCGAATCATGCGGCATTCCACTTTGCAGAATTGGCGAAGAAACGAGAAAGGTAGAACCTGTATTTGCAAGGTCAATGGTATTCTGGTACGTTAAAACGTATATGGATTTTTCATATCAGAAATGCGGTAATCTATTCGGGTTGAATCATGCTACTGCAATAAATGGAATTAAGCTATATAAAAAAGAATATAAGTATTTATCAGTTGATCAGCAAGCATGGAAGAAAAAGTTTGATAAGAAACTAATTCAATATGAACTAAAATGAAAAAGAAAGCTAAAGTTTGGCACCTGATTATGATTGGTCTTTTTGTGCTTGGATTAATGACAGCACATGAACATCAATCTTTTTGCAGACACCAAGAACTTAAACACGCTCAGGATTCAGCTATTGCCAGAAACCAATATGTTATTGACTACCACTTTGGATATTGCGACTTTACCCCGAAAGAGAATTTTAAACCTTATTACCATGAGTAAACCAAACGAATCAAAATTCAGTATTTTCAATAAGAATTTCAATTGGAAATTTCCGGCAGATTATAATTTACACGTTGGATATTGCATTAAACCGAAAGCCGAGAAACAGAAAGCTGTTTATGATAATATTAAAATTGTAACTGATTAGTTATGGCAAAAGGAATAGATAAAAAATTAGATGATGCTTGGAGCTTATTAGTAAAACTTATCGCTGGTAATCAATGCGAATATTGCCGTAATACTCAAACATTGAATAGTCACCATGTATTTACACGGTCAAATAAATCTACTCGGTGGGATGAATTAAACGGTATTTGCTTATGTGCTTCACACCATACTTTAAATAGTAAATTTTCAGCACACGGAACACCTACTATATTTTCAGAATGGATCATAAATAAACGTGGCGAAAACTGGCATAACCTATTAAGATTACGGGCGCACTCTGACGGTAAGAGAACTAAATTCGAAAAAGAAATCATGCTGAATGAACTAAATAAACGCATTAAATCTTATGCAAACTAAAAAACAAAGTCTTTTCGAATCGATCTTAAACATCCTAGTAGGGTATTTAATTTCACTTATTTCACTGTTTATTATTTTCCCTTTACTTGGGATTGAAAGCAGCCCGGGTAAGAATATTACTATTTCTATTTACTTTACTGTTATTAGTTTAATTCGGAGCTACCTTTTGCGTAGGTTCTTTAATAGAAAACATGCTAAATAACATCTTTTACAATCAAATTAATTACTATATTTGCAATGCTACAACAAACAATACATGAAAAAAATTTATTAAAACATTAAGCATTGCCC